GAACGTGGGCCAGCTGGCGTCACTGTTGCCATGAAAGGAGCGCGAGGTCTGCTCAAGAAAACTGTCATCCCTGGAGATGCTGTGCGTGACTATGCCCTCAGCAAGACTTCAAGCCAATACGTTGCATTCTTTTCCATATTGGCTGACGTGGAATTCACGTCTCCTGGGGTAATGGACAAAATCCTTAAGGAATATCCCCCGAAATGGACACAGCTCGCCAAGAAGAACATCATGCAGATCCTCAGGGATATTGGTGGGTTTATGATGGACCACAAGTGGTTGATTCTTGGCCTGACAGGTATGGCATTCGCTGCTGCACTTCTCTGCAAGAAAGCGGGGGCCAAACAAACACACAGTGAGGAGGTCGACTGCAAACTCCAGCAGGATGAAATGGCACGCTACCACCAGGCCCTGGATTTGACGAGTAGTGTGGCCTGGCACCTTCGTGATGACTCCAGTGCTGAGAGTGAGAACATCAAGGACCTTGCCAAGACCATTAGGTTCAAGGCTGTCAAGAAGGAGCTGGACCGTCTCTCACACACCATAGACCATGAAAAGAAGTCCAAGAAGGGGCGGAAGACTGTCATCATTAATGGCCAGAGGTTCTACCATGATGAGATTCCAGACACACAATTCAACCGTGACGTCATGAATCACGCAATGAACGTGTTCAAGTTCTCGAAAACCGACCGTTATGGCAACAACGTTTGCCATTTCCGATATGCGAACAAGAATTACCTCACATCCTGGAACGATGACAGTGGCCGCATGATCATCTCAGAGGCCCCTGATCTGGAGGAAACTTTTGAGGCAAACAGAACCCATGCCAACCTATTTAGGAGCCAAACCACCACCATTATTGTTGGTGTTACCAGCACACATGGCCTCTATCTGGATGAATCCACTGTCGTGGCCAACTTCCATTCCCTCATGGATGTTGAAAAGGGACAATCCATCTTTGATGGACATGGTCTTTTGAGGATCGCATACTCCGATGAAGAAAAGGACCTTGTCCTCCTTCGGCCCGTTGATGAAGTGGGCGTGACACGGAAGGTCCCTGGAATGAAGAGCTTGGCCTCGTATGTAACAACGAGACAAATGATGAAGGAGGTTCCAACTGCAACCGGAGTTATTGGTGGTCCGACGGAAAACACAGTCATCTCTGGACCATTCAGCTACTGTGAATTCCGTGTAATCAGTGCCAAAAGTAAAATGGTTGCCGGCATTGGCACCATGGAGACACTCGCTGATTTGACCAGGCCTGGTGATTGTGGTTCACCTTACATTGGAACCCTTCCAAACAAGAAGGTTGTGCTATTGGGCATCCACTCAGCAAAAAGAGAGAATGAGTGCACATACATTGCGACAATAACGGATGAGTTCCTCTCCGTTGCAACATCGAATGCTGTCTTGGAATCATCGAATCTAACCAAGGCCCCAGCTTGTTATCGTCCCACTGACACCCCCACATACATTCCCTCACTCTTTCAGTCACTCGTTGAGCCCCCGTCTGAAAATGGGCTCAGCCCCAAGAGTGAAGCGACAAAGCTGATTGGCAGGATTCCGAACAAATGTGGATATGATTCTGCATGTACCTCAAAACCCATCAAGCCCCAACTTGACCTCCCGGAGATCCTCTGCACAACACGCAAGCCAGTCCCGGACGTCCAGACAATCATTGAGCAACAGGGAGACAAAATCCCATTGGACTCAAAGGGACGGAAGCACGTGCCATATGCGAGGATTTCCGCTGCTGATGGAAATGTCTACAGACCTGACCACAGGCTATCCAAGAAGGCAATGGTTGTTGCTAGGCTACTGGCTGAGCATGACTCATGCCAATATGGCATCTCTGGACTCAAACCCATCAAAACATCTGTTGTCATCAATGGGTCCAGTAATGTTGAGC